TCACTCATCCACTCCGGCGGCCTGGCACAACACCTCGATGCACTCTGAATTCGGAAGAGCCTGATTACCGCCCGGAGACGCCGCCGAGGATGACCCGATCAGCACGCCCTTCACCTTGGTTTTGCCGCTCAGATTGATCGTCGTAGACGACGTAATGCTCTGTCGCACACCGCCTCCTTCCAGATTTGTGAGCCGGTTATCGACGTTCGCCATCGTCACCGAAATGTCGTTGAGGTTCTTACCCGTCTCGGACGTGTTGTGGTAGCCGTTGAAAATGGTGTCAATGATGTTTTGCACTGGCGCAAAGAGTTTCGCGATCTCCGTCAGGCCGACAATGCCCGTCTTGTCCGTGCCGGTGTGGAATATCCCGGCGAGAATCTCCAACGGACGACGCAATAGCGCAGGAATGAGATTGTCACGCAGCTCTTCCAGCGTGTCCCAGTCCTCGACGTCATCACCCAGAACCCACGCAATCAGATGCGCAAGGGGTGTCATGATGATCTTTTCGCCCAACTTCGACAGATTGACCATCATCGGCCACGACCCGACCGGCTCAGGTTGCGTGTCCTGATATGCCGACAGCGGCCGGCCGTCTGGTGACGTCATGCCACACTCCTGATTCGCTTGGCGGCGTTCTGTAGCCACGTGTCACCCTCAGTCGGGCGCTGCCACGAGTACACGGTGTGTTGACACAGCGACCCCGAAAACTTGAGAGTCCGCGGGTCGACGCCGAGGTACCCGCACACATCATCAACAGCACGCCCGTAACGACGAACGGTGCCGATGATGTCGAGCGGATTGGCGCGAATCTGCTGCCAGCGGTTGTTCTTCACCCGATCCAGCAGGTCCAATCCCCACGCGGCAGGATCGCAGAAGCTCATCATGGCGGTCTGGTCCCCGATAGTGCGGATCGGCGAATCTGGTGGGCAGCAACAGATCATGTCGCGCGGATTGCTGACCCACAGGACCGGGCCGAACGTCTTCATGGGTCGCTGGCCCGCCACGCCGGACAGCCCGTTCGTCAACGGTGCGTGCGGGTCGGCCACCAGGACCGCGCCCTTCACCTCCGGGTAGCTTCCCCAACAGTCAGCCAGCCACCGATGCACCAACGCGGCACCACCCGAATAACCTGCGACCACAATGCGCGGTGTCGGCTCGTTGACGAGGATGCGCTCGATCACGTTCGTCAGCAACGACAACCCGTCACCGAGGGCCTTCTCGAAAGACCGCCCATCCCACCGACGATCCGCGTTCACGAAGCCGTACTCAGCCGACCACCCGAGTTCGATGTGTTCCCAGGCGGGGAGTCCTGAAACAAGTTGCGACAGCATGTTGCGGTTACGGGCTTCACTGATCCCGCGAGCCGTAATGAGGATGGTCATCGTCAACGATCCTTCCGCTGCATCTGCAACAGCAACCGCAGCATCACGAGCGTTCCGATGATCCCGAGCGTGTAGGCGATCGGGCGAATCACATCACGGCCCGCATAGCTCGAATCCGTCAGCAACGTCACCGACACCTGCGACAGCGCGATCGACGTGCAGCAGAACGACGTGAACAGGATATGCCCCGGAGTCGATGCACGCCACCGTGACCGCAACCCGTACAAGGCTGTCAACCAGATCTGCAACACCGTCCACGTGAAGATCGCGTAATCGCCCGCGTCAAGGTCCGAAAACGTCACTTCCGCCTCCTCCTCATGCTCTTGGCGATTGCCTCAGCGAAATTGTTGCGGCGCTCCGCATCCCGAGACTCTTCGAGAAGATGCGCCGCTTCCGCGCGCTGCGCATCCACGCCTGGGCGCGCAGCACGCAACGCGTCGATCTGCCGCTCGAAGTCGGCGCGGCGCCCATCGGCGTCATCCACGATCGGATCTGCCATGTCACTCACCGCCAGCATCAGCAGCCACTGTGTTGTGCAGCGCATTCGCCACACGGACATTGAGACGCTGGGCCTCACTGAAGTCGGAAATGCTGTCAGCCTGCGTCGCGATGGTGTGCGCCTGCTCGGTTGTGAGGACGGTCGCCACTTCCAGCGCCGCTGACTGCGCATCTGCCCGCGCGGTGATGCGCGCAATCTCCGCGTCACGATCAGCAAGACGCGAGTCCATTGTCGAGCGGGGGACGAGGTCGCCCCGCGTAATCGCCCGCATCACCGCACTGAGAACGCCGATGAGGACCACCGCCAACCCGCCGACAACGTAGAGACTCACGTTGTCGGTGTGCGGCATGGGAATCACTCGTCGAGGCTGTCGATCATGGTGGCGTTGCGTGCGAGATACACCCCCGCCGCTGTCGCGACCGCCACTACCGTCGAAATCCACGCACCCCACGACGCCGGAATGACATCAGCACCCGTCGTGAGAATCTGCGTCAAGATCAGGACGACGGCGCCGAGGACCGCGACAACGAACTTACGAATCTGAGATGGCTTGTAGCCGAACACCTTCATGGTCATGCCTTTCTGATTGTCTTCACCACACCGGACGGTTCCCAATGCAGCGTTCCGTTATCGAAATCCTGCGAAATCCCGGTGCCCGACTTGTACTCATCCGACGTGGGCCATCCAAGGTCTGACTTCTCGTAGCCATCCGCTGCATACCGGCCACCGATCGCGCCATGCACGAAGTAGCCGTGATCCGCGCCGTTCTTGCGGTACAGCACACCACCCTGAAATGCCTGCACTCCGCCGTCTGCGAGCACCGCATGATCACGCACCGGATAGCCGAGTGGCCCCGTCTCCCACTTGTGTTCAGCCCACGCCTCGAACAACCCGCCATGAGGAATGGGGTGTGCCCCGGTCTGCGGCGTCCAGTAGATGTGCGCGTTGGCGAACTCAGCCCACCTACCCAACTTGTCGGGGCAAACGTTCTCACCCCTGGTGATCCGTGCACCAATCCACGCCTTCGCCACAGCAGCAGCAGCGTCGATCTGATTGACCACCGCGGCACTGTTGCTTATGTACTTCGTCAACGACGCCGCGAACACATCGCCAGGGAAGCCCTTGCCGCAGTCGGTGTGCGACCCCCAGCCGATAACACTGGTGACGTACTGGTGGTCCGAGACGCCGGAACTTGCGGCCCGGTAGCTACCACCCGAGCCGAGCCAGGCCGCCGCGATGCCATACTTCTTGCAGTCCTGCGCCACCAGGTAAGCGGCAATGTCGATCGCGCGGCCCATGTTGTTGAGCCACTGCTGACGGGACCAACCCGCATACGATCCGGCGAAACATAGATTGATGCTGTAGCTGTTAGCATCACCGACCGACCATGACGCATAATCGGTGTCCACAACGTCAACTACGACACCAGAGTTGTCGACGGTGTAGTGGTAGCTGGCACCGTTGTTTGGATTGTTCAGGTACGCGGCGAGCGACTGCGCCGTACCGTTCCCTTCCTGGGTGTGCAGGAAAATGTAGCGGGGCTTCTGTCCACTACGCGATGAGCACGAACTGCCCATTGACTCGATCTCGGTAAAAGGTGGTTTCGCCACGGTTCCTCCTGAACTGCTTGCGATCTGGTCGTAGAGTGCGGACGCTTCCGCGAACCGCTCGTCATAGCGGTTCGGGAAAGCTGATCGTTGAACCGTCTGCGCGTACCAGCCAGGAGTACGAGACGTGTTGTTGTAGTCGAGGTTCTTCAACTGCTCAAAGAACAGGCGGGCAGACGTGGCCGGGTCCATCAGGTCGATACCGTCACCACGCCCCCACCACTGCGGCTGCTGCTGAAATAAGCCGACACTCTTGGAATCCGAACCGATAGCGTCATACGGCACAGTGAGTGAACCCGGCACAGCACGATTCGCATAGTTGAGCAGATTCGTCTCAACCAGAGTGGTAGCGAGACCAATCTTGATGCCCCGGTCAGTGACACCCAGACTTCTACCCGTCGCCACAATTGTTCGCGCATAACCCAACTGGCGGTCTGTGTACGTCACGACTGCTCCTCCTCAAGGTGGATGTCGTCAATGTCGGACTGTAGCCGCTCTATCAACGCCTGCTTCTCCGACGTCGTGAGGACAGCGGTCGCAACGTCCCGCACCTTGTCGACCGGATCGATGTCAGGGATCGGGGAACGGGCATCCTGCCAGCGGTGTGCGCCGCGCGGTAGGTCGACACGCCGGATCTGTGCCGCCTGATCATCGAGGGCAAAGCCGCACAACTCGACGTGCTCAGCGATACGAGCGGCTGTGTGCGGCAACATGATCGCCCCCGGCGACGGCTGCCAAATCCCCGCAGGATCACGCACCATCGTCATCGGAATGTCGAGGAACAAACCCTCCCAACGATGCGTCTTACGTGCACTCGGGTCATAGGGGATCGAGTAGGTGTCGCCGTGGTCGTCGACGCGTCGAATGTCCTCCATCACACGGTCCCACCATCAGAGAGGACGCCTTGCTGCTGAATCAGGGTCAAAATGCTCTCCTTGTAGCGCTGCATCTTCGCCGCGGGGGACTCCTCCGCGCGACCATCACCGATCGTCAAACGGTGAGTGACGGGTTCGGAGGCTGACCACTTCACACCCCACTTCGTCACGTGGTCGACGTAGAGTTGGTCGGCGATCTCGAACGCGATCCGATCCATCAGATCGAAGTGCTTGCCCAACTTCCACGGCAGAGCCGCAGGGTCGAGCTCGGCCTCAAAGCTGGTGTAGTAGCGGGTATCCCAGAAACCGGTCCTGATAGCCTGCAGCGTCGACAGCGTGAATCCCACGCCCGGCCCCTGCACCCATTGCTCCCAGTTCGCGTCCGGCCCCATGAGTGCTTTCCGCACCGGATTCGGGGTGCGATGGAACGCAAGAATGGTGTCTTCGATCAGAAAATCGAAGACACCGAGCGCAAGCCCAGGGTTTCCGATTGTCGCGCCCAACCATCCCAGCGCGGCGTTCGCCGCCAGTTTGGCGAGCGAGTTGACCCACTGCGGACTCTTGCCGCCCGTCACCATCGCGTAGGCGATCGCCTTGTGCAGAGTCATCGTTGATGACGACAGCGGCGTGAGGTTGCCCTCCGGAATCACAATTGCCGGAGCAGATTTCACCGTGCCGAAGATGCCTGGCAGCTTGTACTCGGGCGGCACCGTGCGCGAGAGCTCTTGTCGAATCTCGTTGATGAAGTCCTCAGCCATCACGCCAACGAAGTTGAGAAGCCCATCGACTAGCGTGCCTGTGAATCCTTGGTATCCGGACTTGTCGATCGTCTTGAACACCCGCACCGAGTGCTCGCCCGACAGATTCAACCCAGGGATCGGCGGATCACCCGGCATCCAGCGTTGCACCGACAGGTGCAGCCCGCCGTCCTGCAGAGTCGGCAGCACGAGGTCGTGAAACATGGGGAACCGCGCCGACATTGCCGTCGGTCGCGACGTATCCACCAGCGGATTGTTCGGGACCATCGTGGTCCACCAATCCTGCGGCAGGTAGTCATCAAACATGCCCATGCCGGCAAGAATGTCGTCAGGGAACGAGTCGATGCCCATCTGAACACGCCACATATTCATCAGGCCGTACGTGTTGACGCCCGTCACCGATGGCCCCACCCATGGCATCGCCTTGATTGGCTGAAACTCCGCTGGGCTACCCGGTGTTGCATAGCATTCGAGATGTTTCGCCCGGTCGTAGTCGTGCAGGAAATGTAGACGCACAGCGACCATCTCGCCCGATGCGATGACCCGTTTGATCGAGTCACACTTGCCTGCCCACCGCTTGTACGGGGTTTGGACAATGATGTGCACGTCCTCGGGCCACCGCTGCTTCGTGAGCAGCCATTTCACGAGCTTGTGGCGCCCGGGAAGTGTGAGGTCGCCTTCCCCGGTGTCGTTGGCGATCTCCTCGAAATCGGCGTCGATTTCGCCCTGCACGTACGCGACGAGCTGCCACTGCTTGTCGCAGATCATCACCTCGGGACGCTGCTGCGTCGCAGCCGCCTCAACACGATGACGCTCGAGAACCCGCTCCCGAACGCCGTCGAGACGAATATCGACCGGAGCGGTCACCATGGCCGCTTCCACATCGGCGTCATGTACGCCTTCGCTGCACCCGCGCCGCCAGTCACACTGATCGGCACCTCCACCGGCACAGTGGTGTTCGCGGGAATCATCTTGCGGAACCTCAACCCCAGCAAAGACATAGCGATCTGCGACTCAACGTCAGAATCCAACTGCATCGCAAACGGGTCGGTATCGATAAACAGATCACCGACCGACGCGGGGAACCGTTCGAGTTTGACAGTGGCGCCGTCGATACCATCCGGTACCGTCCACCGCTCGACCCCGGTGTTAGTGAGGGAGATCTGCACACTGATGTCAAGATCGCCCGGATTGACAAACTTGAGCGTGCCGCTACCTGTCGCGGTGCCCGACAACGGCCACCGTGACGTGATCGTCTGCCCCCGCCATCCAGGACGGTACGCAATCAACGGCATCGCCCACGGGAACTCCTCCTCCGGTTCGGCATCCATGTCGTCCTCGGGCCACGTCTGCACCCGCGCATCAAGCTCGCGGTACGTGTCACCCGCACGGTTGAATACACGCAGCGTCGAATCCGCCTCATCCGACCATGCAGCCCACCACTCATTCTCGATCTCTTCCCACTCGATCCCCGTGGGACCAGAGGAGAAAACTTTGAGGTCGATCACCTGTGGATCGGTTTTCGGGATGCCGGGGATGCCGCCAGGCATGAAGGCTGGCTTCTGGTCACGAGGCACGCGCAGCGGATGGTAGAGGCCCTTGACGCCCGACATGATGACGGGTCCCATGCCGCGGCCGTGCAGCGTCCACGTTGAGCCGTTAACTCCGTCCACCTCGACGACGCGTGGATAGTCCACTAGCGCACCCTCGATCCGTAGCCTGCTGATCCGCGGAACTCGTTGCGGTTGATCTCATTCACGATGTCGCCGGCAGTGTGGCCGTACACGGTGATGTTTGTTACCCGACCACCCGATCCACTCACACGCTGACGCGAACCTCGATCCGACACCGAACCCCATCCCTGTGCTGCTCCGACGAGCGCGCCTTGCACGTCCTCGCCAGAGTTGATCGCGGAGAGCAGGTCAAAGTTGCGGGCAGTATTCGGCGCATTGACGACAAACTCGCGGCCATGCACGAACCCTGCAATCTCGTCTAGGCCAAAGTTGCCGGTGAAACCGCCCAGCTTGTAGCCGCCCTTACCGTGACCCCACCGCGCGGTGAGATCCTTGCCGTACTTCGGCACGTAGTAACGCAGCGCCGCAACGAGGTTCGCGGCCGGGTTCCGTCGGTCGTTCGGCAGCTTCGGGTCACGCACAGAGTCGAACGTCGACTGGATGATCTGCAGCAGCCCCACAGACGGATCGCCAGCAGCAGCGTTCGAATCAGAGTTGTTTTGGGCGTCGGGGTTACCCCCCGACTCATCTCCGATTTGCTCCACCATCGCCTGGACCTGCGACGCGCCCTTCATCGACTGATTCACATAGTCGATCGCCCACTGAGCAAGGGGGCGCCACTGCTCGGCCCCCTTGGAGGGGTCATAGGAGATATTCGGGGCACCACCCGCACCCAGTTCAGGCATCTTCGACAGCGGGGCTGAACCCTGCTGCAACGTCGACCCATCCCCGTACTGCGGATCGGAATACGAGCTCTGCGGCGTCGACTGCGTCACAGACGGAGACGATGGGGCCTCCGGCGCATTCGTGATCGACGAGTTACCCGCCGCCGCACCCTGATTCGAGGTGCGAACGTTCTCACCCTTATCGATCGACACCGCGTTACCGGGGTCGGTGATCCACGACGGCAACCCGAAGAAGTCGCCAATACCCTCAGCGAGTATTCCACCCGCATCCTGCCCCAACTCCTTGAGGCTCTTCATCTTCCCCGGCGTCTCCGATTGTGACGCCCCACCGACACCACTCGTGTTCGGCTGGCCCGCACCATTACTCGGATCGGATGTTGTGTCCGCTGCAGACTTGATCTTGTCTGCCGCGGCCTGCACCTCAGCGGCAGTCGCCGAATCCTTCAACACCACTGCACCGGCCGGGATCGTGTCACTGTCCGGCTTCGATGCACCCACCTGGGCGATCGCCTCAGACATGGATGCACCCTTATCCATCAACGCTTTCACGTCGTTGAGTTGCGTCCAGTTCAAGACCGCTTCGGGCTTGCCTGTCTCGTTCGTGACGATCGACTGGCCTGTGGGAACAAACCCACCCTGATCGCGGAACAGTCCGGCGATCGCACGACCAGGAGCCTTGAGAATGTGGGTGACGGTCGACGTGATCTTCTTCGCCGCCTCGTACGCCTTCTCGAGCTTGTCGCCCAGCTTGCCCGCCAGATCGAACGCCGTATCAACAGCTTTCGTCTTGGTTTCATCCAACGCCTTCGGCGGGATACCCAACCATTCAGGCGGTGGCGAACCAATGACCCGGCTCATGCCCTCCTTGACCGGGTTGAGCGCCTTGTCGACGATCTCGGTGATCTTCTTCTTGATGATGTTGAGCATGTCCGCGGTTGATGGACCACCGAATCCGCTCGTCACCAAACCCTCGGGCACTACGTTCGGGTCAACGGACTGCGGCGCATAGAACAGGTGGTCATGATCCATATGGTTCTGCGTCGGCGAACCACGATCCTCCATGCCCGACGAGCGACCATCGGGGTACCACATCTTCTGCTGCCAGATGGCCCAGTTCAGCGGGAACTTCTTGCTGTTGGCGATCGCGAAGTCCTTGACGCTGGTACCCGTCTTGGCGTCGTTGATCATGACGTCGAGAGCACGGCCCGATGAGTGTTCGTTGTAGCCGTCCGGAGGCCGATAGCCGCCGATGCTCGACACGCCCTTGGACCACAGTCGTGAAATGATGCGCCCCATGAGCTTTGCGATGTCCTGTAGGCCACCCTCACCGGGCATCGGAGCGAGTTTGTCGCCCGCCGACACTGCGCCACCATCGGCAAAGCGCGGGATGTTCCCACCATCCGACGTCGCAGCAGCCAGCCCGCCTGGAGTCCACGTGAACGGCTTCCCGGCGTCGACCATCTGACGCATCCGATACTGGGCACCCTGACCGCCAGATTTGCGAACGTCGTTGACGTCCCACACGTGCTCGTCCGGCATGAGGAGCGCGTGCACCGAGTCTTTGCCGCGTTTCGCCCCAGCAGCGAGAGGCACCGAGCCGCCTTCTGCGAACTTCACAGGAGCCAGCGGAGACATCTGCTTGAGGCCAGGAAGGAAACCGGCGATCGTGTTCCACGCCTTTAGCAGCCCGTTGTTCCACACGGTATTGATGACGAAGTTAATCGGCGTCGCGACAAATCCTTTCAGCTTGTCCCACGCCGTCCCGATACCCGACACGACAGTGCCGAAGAAATCCCACACCGACTGCAGCGCGCCCTTGATCGCATCAAACGCCGGCTTCACAACGTTGTCGACGACCCAGCGGATCGCGGTGCCGAGAGCGTTCCAGCCCGTCTTAATCCACGAGAAGATTTGCTGGATGCCGCCCCACATGAACTCGGCGCCAGCCTTGACCGCATTCCACGCAGGTTCGATCACTGCGCTCACCACTGTGCTGACGATGCTGCCGAGCAGATTCACCCCGGCCTTGAACCACTCAAAGATCGTCGAGATACCACTCCACATGAACTGTGCGGCAGCAGCAATCCCGTTAAAGGCCGGAGACACAACGTTGTTCCACAGCCACATCACAACCCCAGCGAGGACACGGATGACGCTCATCCACATGTTGAAGTAGCCCTGGATGATGCCCCACACGAAGCCGATCGCAGCTTGGATTCCGTTCCACGCGGGGAGGATGGCGTTCTGGTAGAGCCACATAGCTGCGGCACCAATCGCGGAGAACGCCGCCTTGAGTCCCGGCCACACCGTCCCCGAGAACCACCCCCACACCGCACCCACCGCAGCTTTGATGCCATTCCATGCGGCCTGCACGATGTTGCGGAAAGTTTCGGAGTGCTTGTAGGCGAGGACAATTCCGGCGACCAACGCAACAAGTGCTGCAATGATGATGCCTATGGGGTTTGCCGACATGGCGGCGTTGAGCACCCACTGCGCGCCAGCCCATGCCAGGGTCGCTACTCGAACCGCTTTCGATGCAATCCCATAGGCGACTGTGCGGATGGTCGCCGTTCCTGCGCCCGCAGAGGCGACCACCCATGCCGCAGCAGACTTCGCAGCATTGACTGTGGCGGCAACTCCTTGTGCCACCCATGACGCCACAACGCGCGCACCGGCCCCCACGGACGTCACGGCTGATCGTGTCGCGCCGGCAGCCGACATTGCCCATCCGGCCGCAACGCGGACGCCTTGTGCCGTGGCCGACGCACCCTGGGCAATCCAGCCACCGACAACGCGCCACGACTGCACCACCGACACCGCAGCCGACTTGATGGCCTCCACCCGGAGCATCACCCACGCGGCAGCATTCTTCGCCGCGCCCGCAATCGCCTGAGCGCCCGAAACGGTCCATGCAACACCGAGCCGCAGAAGCGACGGGAGCATGATGGTTCCGACGACACCCGCGAGGATCGCGAATGATGTCCGATGGCGGTCAATGAACCCGGTCGCCGCCGACACTGCACGTGCGACCGCGCCCACCGCAACGCTAATTGCCGGGAAGATGCGCTCAGCGAGCGGCGACACCGTGTCGAACAGCGGCGAGAACACAGCGGTGAGGAACTGGATCGCGACAACACCGTTCTCGCGAAGCCACGTCATGCCCTTGATGAACACATCGAAAAACCGGGTCGCCAACGGCTCGAGCGCGATGATCACGTTGTTCTTGAACAGACCCCACGTCTTCGCCCACGTGACAGTTGCACCCTCGGCGTCGAGGATCGAATCACCCTGCTTGGCAGCAGAATTAGTGAGCTGATCCATCGATACGGCACCCGATTTCACCGCGTTGACGAACTGCACGGCGCCGCGCGTGCCGAAAATTTTCGACGCGACGTTCACCGCGCCCGCCGTGTTGCCCTGCTTGATGAAACCCTGGATCTCCTTGGTGACGTCGGCGAACGCCTGCTTGGGCGACTGGCCCGCCTTGGCCACGTTCACCAAGCCCTTGCCGAACGTGGCGAGGACGGAGTTGGCATCCACGCCCGCCTTGTCGAGCGAACCGATCAGCGCGGCAGAGTCGGAGAGGTTGAACCCGAACTCCTGCAACGACGGTGCAGCCGACTTGGCGGCAGAGACGATCTCGTTCATCCCCATGCCGGTGTTGCGGGACACGCGGAAGATGTCGTCGAGAACCGACGACATGTCCTTGCCCTGCACCCCGAACGTCGCCATGGTGCCGGTCAGCGTCTTGATGTCGAGGTCTTGGCCGAGCGCCGCGCCCGCCTTGTTGACCTGCTTCGTGAGCGTCTCGAGCTCTTTGCCGGTCAACCCGGTGCGCTGATACAGCACCGACATGCGCTCAGCGATGGTCCCGATTGCGGCAGGCGAACCTTTCGCCACGTTCTTCACCGACTCGTTCAGCTTGTCGAGGGTTTGCCCCGACGCGCCCGTCGACAACTGGATCTTCGATCGCATCTGCTCGAACGACTCACCGATGTCCGCAACGAACTTCACCGCCGCCACTGCGGCAGTGCCGATAGCCGCGATCCCTGCGGCAGCGAGCGGTCCCGCAGATTTCATCAACGACATGCGGCTGCTTGACTTTTCGGCTGCATCGCCGAACGCCTGCATCGACTGGGTACCGCCACGCGCCGCGGTCGAGGCTTGCTCCTTGGCGCGGGCGAGGTTGCGATCGGCGGTTGCTGCGGCGTTCGAGCGGATCTCGGCATTGCGTTTGGCCGCGTTCACGCGTTCCTCGGCGGCGGCGAGACGCCCTGCATCGGTCACGCCCTTGCTTCGCAGCGCCTGCAATTGCGCCTCAGCGACCCTCACCTTGCCAGCGGCGTCAGCTTCCTTAGCTCGAGCCGCCGTGACCGCTGTGGTGGCCTTCTCGACCGCAGCTTTCGACTGCTCCACGCCAGACGCGATACCCTGACCGAGCTGGTTACCGGCCTTCTTGCCAGCCTCGGCCATCGGCCCGCCGAGCTGCTTCGACATCTCGCCCGAGACGCCCTGGAGGCTAGGGATGACCTGGAGTCAAAGGGTGGCGTAACCAATATTCGCCATCTCCTAACCACCTCCTTCGACCACGCGCCGGAGCGCACCGAATTGCATGTGTGATTCGTCCGAATGATCCCGATTGCCGGGTTAGTAGCTGTATGCTGCGGCGATGAAGAACCGCACACTTGCCGCAGTAGTCGCCTTCTGCGCGATCCTGAGCACGTCCGCTTGCGCTACTACGCAGGGTGACCCGAATGCACCAGTCGACACCGGAATCTTGGGTGTGAAGATGCCGCCCGGATCTCAGGAAATCTCCAGCAACACTTCCGAAGGAGTTGCGGCATATAAGGTTCCCGACCAACGGTTTGAAGAGGTATCCAAGTGGATCGCGGATCATCGACCGCCAGACACACTGAACAGCCTCCGTCTACAGTCCCCGCCGAGCTCGTCGGACGGGAGCCGGAATTGGTGTTGGAGCTCTTCTGGCTCGCCATCGGAAGTTCTCTTAATCTCCGCAAAACCTGGGAACCCCGTGACCACTCAGGTTCGCTACGAAGTCGGCGAGTACCACTGCTAGCCGTAGTGGCGCTGATACTGGCGGCGGTGCCTCCTCAACGCCTGCTCATGCTTCCGCTGCTGCTCCGGCGTACGTTGCTTCGCTCGCGCGGCAGGACGCGCCGGATGACGCTTCGGCGTAGCGCCACGCTTGTTGTTCTTGTTCGCCTGCAACTCCCACAAGTCCGCGAGCAAGTATTCACTCACGGTCCAGGGGCGTTTCCCGCCGTTGGCGTCAACCGCGAGCGAGGAGTCAGCCGGTAGTGCTTTGACCCGCACGTACAGCATCCGCCAGGTCAACAGAGGGCGACCCTGCTCATCCCGCCGCCACAGGTCCCGAAGGTCACGCCCATAGAAGCGATCCAGATCAGCCTCTACAAGCGCAGCCTTCGGGCCATGGATGAGTTTGAGCAGGCCCCTCAGTTTCCCGACGAGTCGAACCCGCCAGCCTTCGCGATCTTCTCGAACAGTTCGTTGATGTGCTTCATCCGATACCGCTTCGACGTGAGCAGGTCATACCCACTCTTGCCGCTGTCGGGGTCAGGTTCGAGAATGTACTCGAGCGCCGTCAACGCCTTGCCGTCCTCGAACGCCCGGGTCGCGCGCGCATCCCACTCGGCAGGATCGGACGGCACCCAATACGTTTCGCCGTCGTAGTCGACCGCGACGACCGTGATGCCGTTCGCCTCACGCTCCACCGGATGCTCATCCGACACCCGATGTGTGCGTGCAGCTTCACGCCGCTGAGCGCGATTCCCGGCACGCTTGGGACCCGGGTCGGGGATCTCGGTGCGTGGCTCGTTGTACTCGTCGGCAAAGTCGTCGGCGTCGTAGTCGTTGATGTCAATCTCGCGTGCGGTCATGTGCGGTTTTCTCCTTCATCTCCCGCCAGAGTGGTGCCGCGATAGCACCGAGAACTCGGGCGGAACTGTCACCTGAGACGCCCTCGTGTTGGAGTGCGTCTTGTACTTGTCGGATGCGTTGCGCGAACGCTTCGCAATCAGTTGCGGCTGAAACCTGTTGGCGGGATTCCTTGGCGGCGAGGGTGAGTGCTTTCGCCACCTGCGCCCGCTTGTGTGCGGGAACATCACCGTTCTCGTCAAGAACACCTAGCTGCTCACCAGCAGCGTGGATCTCCGCGTCCGTTGGAATCGTCGCCATGTCATCCCCTGTGCGGTTGTTGTGCGGTTTGAAGCCGCCCCGCCCGAGCACCGCACAAGAACTCGGGCGGGACGACACTCACAGGCTCAGTCGCCGTCCTCGGCGCTAGCCAGCTTGAACCCCTCCGGAGGCGTGAACTCCTCCTCGGGGACGACATCACCAGGCACGTCCACGAACTCCGCCGCGCCCTCGCCGACGATGTAGGCAGCCGACGCATCGTCGAACCGCGCCACATCACCCTTCACGCGAGAACCGCGATCCTCCGTGAACCGGACCGAAATCACGACGCTTCCTGCTTGATGAACAGTTCCTTCACGTCGTTCGGGAAGATCTTCGCTTCGAACTCGACCTCCGGCAGATCCGACTCATTCTCGGTCGCACCCGAATACTTCACCGACGCCGGCATGGTCGTGATGCGGCGCTTGATCTTGCCGTTACCGTCGCGGGTCTCGAAACCGAGATAGGCGTCGGCAGGACGCGACACCTTGACCGCGGTCGCCGTGTCGTTCTTCGACCGCAGGTATGCGACGGTCGGATTCTCTTCGAGGGTCGTGAACTTCCGCGTCATCTTGAAGTCCTTGTAGCCGACCTTGATGACGCCGTAACCCCACGCGGAGTGCTCGGTCTCATCCCACTCGGCGGACTCCTCGAAACCTGCGTCGCCGTTGAGAAGGCCGGCAGGCTTCCATGCGGTAGGCCACGCAGCATCCGCGTCGGTGGGCAGCGCCGTCGATAGCGCGCCGGTCAGATCGGAAGGCTTGAGGACATACACGTCGGCCTCAGCCCAAATGTTCACATTCTCGGGATTTCCAGCCATGAGAAAGAACCCCTCTCGGGTTGTTGGGTACGGAATTTGTGCGGCTGCCACCCACACGGGAGAGGGGTGGTGGAATCAGGCCCAGTTATAGGGCGACGGTGCGGACGCGTGTACGCACCGTGAAAGACGCCAAATCGGCGCCAGTTTTGGAATCGGTCGACTCGATCACCGATGACCCCGGAAGCACTTTTGCTATGCCGGTGATGGGAGTGCACAACACAAGCCCGAGAACATGGTTGGCAATTGACACATCCCGCCCCGTCGTCCACGTTGTGATGCGGATCGTTGGTGACGTGTTGACGGGCCACTGATTGAGCGCGGACCCGTCATCGAACACAACGAGCTCGGGGTCAGACCCCATTGCCCACGCAGGGTCGTGATTGAGCCGAACATGCAGGTTTGGAAACCTGCTAGCCAGGCGGGTTTTCAGCCACGACTTCATCAGCAGCGCAGCATCCTGTGGCTTTACTGCGGCAGTCGGCTGTGTCATTTCGCTTTAACTTCCAAGCCCACAGCAGTGGCGGCGCGCGTCAACGCACCTTCCTTGGCCTGCACTTCGGCGGGTACGGTGACTGATGCTGCACCACGGTCTGTGGTGTAGAAACGCACCTCGACGTCGTCACCGCACTGATCACCGACTTCCTGTGCAAGCCTGTTGACTTCGGTGACAAACTCGGTCTTTAGGATCTCGCCGATCCCCTTGCGGTCAGGTCGAAACGGTGATGCAGCCACTACCCCGCCCTCCGTGTTGCCTCAATGTCATACCCCGACATCTCAGGATCATCCGGATCGATGTATGGCTGAGGGTTACCGTCGACCTGGTATCGCTCGCCTCGAACGATCAGGACGGAGTCACGCGAGATTCCTTCAGTTATCGGCAAGAGAACACGAACAGCATCATCGGTGGCAGAGCGTCCCCGTTCCACCAACTCTTGTGATGTGAGGGGCTGCACCTGGCATCTTTTGACAGGGCCGATGCCTGTTCCGGACGTGACATTCCCGTCTTCGTCGCGGACAAAATCGCCTGTCACGATGACAGTTTCAGTACCGAGCATCCTGCACGATCCCGTCGAAAGAGAAGGAAGGGCGAGGGCGTGTCGGGATACCCAACTGCTCCTTGTGCCAATCTGTGAATACTAGTGATCCGCCTGGAGCGGCGAAGGTCCCTGACTTTGAACGTGGCCCCTCCCCTCGGCCGTAAGCCAAATGACCTGCGTATTTTCCAGTCTCCATCGCGTTACGTACAGCGTCGATAGACACGGAAATAGCGCCTGGATGATCATCTGCAATCGGCGCGTGATGGAATTTCTCGTACTGCTCACGAATCCATGCCGCTGCGGAATCGAGTAGTCGCTGCGCGTCGATTTCTTCCGCGTCAGAGAGGGGGCGCCATCCCGCAGCGAAATCGTCAACCGAAATGAACACCCCCTCCCCGCTCACGACAGAATCTCGATCAGTTCAGCCTTGGTTAGTTCTTCCGCCTCATCGGCGTTGAACTTCCCCGACTCGACCGCGTACTTCCGCCACTCGGCGACAGGGGCGGTCTGGCGAGGGCGCCCCGGCTTGCCGTCCGACACCGGCTCAGACACGGCAACATTGGGGTCGGCGGACACGATGGCGCCCGCCTTCAGTAGGCGTTGCACCTCACTGTCGGGGGGAGTGAACACGTCTCCACGCCGGCGGCGCACCCCATCCTTTCCGGTCCAGAGATGCGCTAGAAGGCGGTATTCCGACATCAGCGCAGTCCTGTGATCCAGCAAGCAGACTTCGGCTCATCGACACCGATCACGCGCGTATGGGTGAAATCCGCACGCCAGGTTTCTGTCGGACCACCATTGGGGCCGCCACCCTCCCCGTAGAGACCGGTGCCCTGCAAGGGGTCGGGATCGGCATAGAAGCCGGTGATGCCCCGCTGGCTGACGAGCGCCTTGTCGAGTGGCCAGAACGGCGACACGAGCACCGTCAGACCAAGGAACTTCTCCGGCAGCGCCCCCTTGAAGGCGACGTGCTCACCGGCGACATTGCCCTGGAAGAGTGCCTTGTAGTCGTCGCTCTTGAACCACGCCCGCAGATTCGACGGATGGATCGCGAGAGTGTCAGGGGTGAAGCCGAGAGGCTGGGACGGATCGCCATCGACGTACGTCGCGGTGCTCACGAGATCGATCGCGTCGATGACGTCGTTGACGGCCTTCGCCCCGGCGGTGTCCCATGCGGCACTAGCCGCGACCGTAGGCACGTCCGCGTCGTCGAGTGCCTCACGGAATGCCGTATCGTTGGCCCGAATGATGGTGTTGGATGCGCCATCGATTTGGTGCTTCACCTTGTCGATCTGGTTGTAGTCGCGCATGACTCGCGAGATACGCACGGCTGCACCAATCTTGAGGGCGCGGGCAACGTCCGGTTCACCCTCACCCAGGTCGAACACCGGGATCTCGCCGAACTCGGCGATGGGCTCAGGGCCACCATCGAGGAACATCGGCTTGGACTTCTGGAACTGGACCAGAAGACTTCCTGGATTTCCCGCATTGCGGAACAGGGTTTCGCCGACGATCTGATCTCGCACAAGGTCGATCACGCGAGTAGGGATGACCTTAGGGTCGCCCATCACCTGCTTCACGGTGATGCTCGGGCCATCGTTAATCGACACGATGACGGGTGTGTTGTCTGCCATTGGTCAGCCTCCCAGCCGGACGAGGACGATGTTGTCTGCGCCTCCGATTTTCTCGATGACGCGGCCGACGATCTGGGTGATCTTCGCCTCGGCCGGGGCCTTCTTCACCGCACCCGCGGTGTGGGCGACCACAAGGTCACCCGGGTTGGCGCTGTTGTTCGACTTCACCGGCACGGAGGCTGGCGCCGACGCGACGGTCACCTGATCGGTGCCGACATACAGCACGCCCGGTGCGGGATCGGTCTTCGGTGCGGCATCGGTGAGCGCGACGCCGAGGACCTTCTCAGAGTCGGCGGTCGCCGGTACCGCACTGCGTGGACCAGTACCCGGATGCACAACCTGGCCACCAACGATCGGCGCCTCGGCCGTGTGGGTAATCCGGCCCTTCTCGAACTTCACAACAATTCCGGCCATGATCAGCCCTCCAGTCCCTTGTATGCCGCAGAGTCGCGGACGTCGGATACGTCGGCCGGCTCAGTCGAGTGGCCCAGCTCGGACACGGGGACAGCCGAGTTCGGGGCCAGAGTGGCGAGCAGGTCACGCGCCTGATCAGCATTTGCCTCGAACGACTTACGCCACGACTCCTTGTGCGCCGGAGTGATACGGCCTTCCGAGATTGCCGCATTCAGCGTCTTCTCGATACCCGCCCGACGCTCGTTCTCCAGATGCTCCGCGAACCGGGCACTGTTGGCCTCGAGTGTCGCCAGACGACCCGCATCGACCGCCACAACACCCTGCGGAAGCTTCGTCGACGCCGCGGCAGGCTGACCGTCAGTCGGCGCACCGTCATCGGCAGGCTTATCCTTCACGGCCTTCGCGATGTCATCGATCGTGGCGTCCTCGGCCAGGCCCAACGCCTCACGCAAGGTCGGCAGTTGATCACCAATCGCCTTCGCAGCATCGGTGATCGCACTCAGATCGGCGTCGTCCGCAAGCCCGAGAGCAGTGCGGAGTGCCGCCAGTTGCTCGTTCGTGATTTCCACGCCCGAACCTCCTTCGGTGGTTACCCCATCCGCTCCCGCGGTGGGCTTGGACGTACCGACCGGACGGCCGGGACGTGATTCGGCGCGCGACGCGAACCGAACAATTGGTGCGGCTGCCGCCACCTGGTCACCGTCCGCAGACGGATTAGGGGCGGGAGATTCATCGATGTATTCGACCTTCACTTTCGCCGGTTCCCCGAAAGTCACCTCGGTATCAGTGACCACATATGGGACCTTCAGCAAAGAGTCGTCGGCATCGTTCTGGACGATGAGTTGTGGCGGGTCGATAAGCATTTCCCGAATCCACAAGTTGTAGTTGTTCGCGGCGGGACCGTTGTAGTACGCAGAACGCACCTGATCAACAGTTACCGACGCCAATGCAGTAGCAGCCATTGGCTTCTCCTTATCTGGTGCCTTCGCGTACAAGTCATAGAGACTTTGCAGAGTGCCAATCCCAGGACGCACAACCCCGAGTAGCGCCATCGAATGCAGCACAAACGGGTGAGTATGCCCAAGCTGGCATGTGTAGTTGTGCTCCCACTCCCCCGACCTGTCGGGGTAAGCCGACGAAATAACTGCATGCCCCTCCCCGTCTGCCGATGCCAGCCATGCGGGTACGCCAACGAAATCCCCCACGAGAGTCTGTCCATCTGCCGACATCGCAAGGTTGTCTATCAACCCCAAGGCAGGGTCGCCAGGTCCGTCCGAGTGCCCAAGTTTCAGCACCGGGCGCCGCACAGCAGGACAATCAAGAGCCGACACGGCAGACGCAAAATCCTCAGCAGTGGGATGCCAGCCAGCAATATTGCTGATGTCCCAGGTGCCCACAGACCCGAGCTCTACACGCGGGATTGTCGCCAACACCGGAGTGGCCGGAACGTCTACCACAACGCCCCCTGCTCCACTGAATTGGGTGATGTGCGGCGAGATTTCGACGCCGCAACAGGAGCCAACCCCGGAGCCTGCGGTACCGCCGCAGGTGAACCCTCAGGCTTTGCGGGGAAACCCAACTGCTGCCGAACCGTCTGCTCATCCATAATCGTCGGAGACAACAAGCCTGCCTCCACCAGCATTTTCAGAGCCGCAGCGGTCGCATCCTGTCGAGATCCGATCTCGTCGAACACGATCCGCGGCGCAGGTTCATCAACACCGAAGTTGATGTCCACGAGGTCTTCGACGATGTGGGCGGTCGCAGTGTCACGAATCGACTCGGCGAACGTCTGCACCGACTGCACAAACGTGTCCGCCTGCACCGACGCCAACGCATACGACCCGCCACCCGACAGGTTGAGGAAGTGCGCCAACCCCGCAATCGCAATCATGTTGTCGTGATAGGCAATAGCCGCTTGAATGTCGGGGAGGTTGCCCTGCACACCCAACAGACTCATCTTCGCGCCCGGAGGCAGAGCACCACCAGAATTACTTCCACCCGTATACGACTGCATCATGCGGGCCAGGTAGTCCACATCATCCTGTGTTGCACCCTCGGGAGACTCCGCGATCGGCACACCCATGCCGTTACGGCGAATCGCCACCGCCTGATAGCGAATCAACTCATCCTTGAGTAGCCAATGCTTGAACGACGGACGCAGCAACGAATTACCGATCCACTGCCCCGGCTCCATGTCGCGCGTATACACCACAAGGCGACCGATCGGGATACGCAGCGGAGACACCCCGTACAGCACCTTGCCGGTCGACGCGGGAGCCATCTGCTCAATCGACATCAACCCACCATCGAGCGCCACATTCCACGCCGAGATCGTGCGCTGCGGACGAGGCGCCAGCTTATGCAGATGCACCCAACCATCACCGTCATCGCGATACACCTGTTCGAACACACTGTGTCCTTGCACAAGATTCGTGAGAGCCCACCCGAGATGCTGCGTCCACGAAAACTTTCCCTTCGTGCGCGCTGGCTGCGGCAAATCATCGCCACCCTGAATCGGCAACCCGAGATCACGGGCGCAAAACTCCACCACCTCATCACGAGCACCAGCAGCCTCAATACGCCACGGAGTACGCCGAATCGGCAAAGTGATCGCCGCATACAACGACGACACACGCGAATCCTCACGCATCATCCGCGAGTACGTCTGCACCGACGCCGGCCACTGCAAATCCGGAACCCGCTCAAACATCTCCCACTGAGAGAACGTGCCATCCGGCACCATGCTCGACACGTAGCCCTTCTCAGAGAACGCAGGCTTCGGCGCCTTCACCGCAACTTGCTTCACCACAGCCCACCTCCTCTCAGAACGCAGCCGTCAACACATCAACATCAGCCGAAACACTCTCCGGCACAGGCATCGGCGGACGAACCATCGGACCCGCCACATCAAGACCAAACGTGAGCAAACCCCACCGGGCCAACGTCACCGCCACCAGCGGAGCCACCGACCCCTCAGTGCGGTCCCACGCAAAATCGCCCTGCGGCATGATCCGCTTCGTCGCATCAGCAACCGCATCCGACAACACCCCCTGCCCCGAATGCGACAACTGACCATCACCCGCATCATCAAGGAACCCCTGACACGCGACAGCCATCTGCGGAGCACCCGTCAACTCCGGCTCGATGCCATCCTCAGCAAGCAACGGAACCACCGCCGCAGCAGCAGACTTCCGATCAATCACCAACACGCACGGGTCCCACGCCGCAACAACCTTCGACACATACGCGGCAGCACCACGCAACGTCGCCGACCGGCAGTAACCGATCTCCACATGCACACGAGAATCAGCAGTGTGCTGAGCCGCAGCCAGCACCCACACCGACCCATCAGGACTACGATCGAGAGCCAGGCCGATCGAACCCACCAGCGCCGGAAACTGATTCGTCATCGCATTCCACGCCTCCGGATCGATGACCGGACTATGGTTAAGGCCCTCGCGCGGCCACTTCCCCGCCGACAGCCGCTCGATCTCCCACTTCTCGATGTCCTTACGGAATGCTGCACATTCATCCTCGATGTACTGCTCGGAGATGAGGAGCCCGAGAGATGGGTTCGCGTATGCCCAGTTCTCTCGATTCTGGCGCCATTCCGCCCGCGCAACAGGATCATCCGGTGGGTCAGGTGCCGACCACTCCATCCAAATGAGCGCCGGGTCATCACCAGCAAGCGCCCGAGCTCGCAGCGACGCCCACTTTCCGCAGTACTCGTGGACATCTGCATCAGCCGCCGACCCGAGATACCAGATTTGCGGGTTCTTCGCCGTCGTCAGCAATGGCATGATCGCCGCCTGGGACGCAGGCGACCAGATCATGGCCTCATCGATGACTAGTCGATCCACCGAGAAGCCACGACCGCCCGATTTGGTTCGAGTGCGGAACCTGATGATCGAACCGTTCCGCAGTTTGATCATCTCTTTGCCGTTGCCGTGCCGAACCTGGAGAATCTCGTTCTCCAGTAACGGATGCGAACGGATTAGCGCCTCGAGCTTGTCCATCGACTCCATTGCCGTCTGGAACTCGTGCGCTGTATGCAAAATGCTGACACCCGGCTCGGTGATCATCCAGCCAAGCTCGACAACCTCGATGCAGCCGTTCTTCCCGTTCTGCCGAGATACCTCGACGCCGACCTCAAACGCCGCCCAGGACCCCGAAGGTTGCTTCGCCATCCCCTTACGGACGGCGTACTGCTGCCACTTAAGGGAATCCCTGCCAGCCACATCGGCTAGATCCAGCGCATCCAGCCCCGCCGAGAAGTCCGCGGCGCGTGGAGTGATCCACTCAACCCGAGGAGTCTGCTTGCCGAGCAGCCCTGCGGGCTTCGAGCTCGTCGGCAATCGAACCTCCCACCGCTGGTGCCGCACCCTCCGCGAGTTGCGACAGAATCTGCCGAAGTGACGCCGCAGTCTGGCGTGCCTCCGACGCAGCCGAATCGATCTTCAGTTCGTAGTCCTCGGTCATCAGCCTGTGCGTCAACCGAACCCAGGTATCAATATCGCCACTCAGCAACTCATCGAGCCTGTCGAGCCGATCAGCTAGCCTCGCCGCCTCTCCCGCGAGCACACATCGCTCCACCGATTCCGAATTCGACGTAAGCGCGTCCCATAACGCCGAACCCCGCGCCTGCAACCCCCCAGGTCGCAATAAGTCCCGGTCAAACGCCATAACCTCCACCTCTTCCTAGGGCATTTCCACCGGGGGAGAGAAAAACCTGACCACCTCGGAGTCAGCAACTACAGGGGGGTTCAGATATTTGAGGGGGGTGGGGTGCGGGTCACGCGCGGCTTGGTGATGACTGTGATTTTCCGGTGCATGGGTTCTCCTCAGGTTCGGGGGTTCTTCTTTGTGGGTAGGTCAGGGCCAATCCATGGCTCGATGACCGAGCGACCCCAATGTCGGGGGTATAGCTGATGAGCTCCCGGTTACCGCGGGCCGCAAGTGGTCCCTAGATCCGTCTTGCCTCTGCCTATTGCAAACTGAATGCAGTAGTCGGTCGGCTCGTGTTCCGCCTTGGGAGCGGGAGAGGGTGTGGTCGGCTTCGAGTGGTGTGGTGTCCCAGTTGCGTTCGGGTTGTTTGAACATTGGGCGTCCGCACCACCAGCAGGGTGTTCCGTCTGTGTGTTGTGTGAGGAGTTGGGCGCGTGTGCGTTGGTGTTGCCAGCCGAGTCCGCGTGCGGTGGTCTTAGTGGCTCTTGCCATGTGCCGAGGTTTCCTCTGCTGCTACTGCATTCGCCCATGCTGCTTCTCGTATGGCTGCTACTTCGAGGCGCTTGGTGATGCTTGTGATGGTGCGGGCTGTGAGGTAGATGGGTGTGATGAGTGCCCATGCGAGGAGTTGCATCGCTCTACCTCCGAAGTTGTGCGCGGTGTTGTGCAGCGTTGCCTGGCGAGTGTGGCTGCTCGGAGTGCGCGCCCCTCCGATTCCCCTGCGTGCCTTGAGGCGTATGAGGGGAAGTGTGGATACGAAACATCCCCGGCACCTGCTGGTGTCCGGGGATGATGGTCGCTCAAGCGGTAGCGTATCACGATAGTTGCTGAGCCTTGTCAACCTTCGGCAGTCGAGCGCGTTTCTCTCTCGCCTTCTTATGTGCAGACAGCACATCGCCGAGGTAGTACCACCACTTGCCCACTGGCTCACCAGTCTTCTCGTCCACGTTGCGGTGACCCTCGAGGTATTCATGTCGGCGCAGGTAGTCCACCCTGTCTCGGTTCAGTCCTTTGGCCTGATCACCCAGCTTGTGTGCCATTCGCTCTACTGCTGCAGCATCCACCTCGAAGCGATTGGCTCGGGCGACCATCTCGTCCTCACGATCCTTGGGGATTCGATACTCCTGCTCGCTCCACGACAGTGAACGCTCACACCGAGTGATGATGGTGCACAGATCGTTGAATGATTCGACGCCCGACTCGATGAGTTGCAGACCAAATCGATTCGCGTGCAGCCACTTGCCGATGCCTGAGATACTTTGCCCGCCGTCGTAGTCCAGGCCACGTTGCTCACACAGGTCACGCACCACGGCGACAAGAGTGTCACGCAGGTCGTCGATGAGCGATTGCATCTCGATCGAGTAGGGCGGCTTCGATCTCGGCACGGCTCTGCGAACAGGAGCACCACGTCTCACGCCTGTGACTGCCACCGCGAGTTCCGCTTCGATGCCCGGCAACTTGGCGAGCTCGTTTGCGAGGTGGTCGATCTCAGCCCGCGTGAGGTAGGGATCACTCATGGCATCTCCTCGAATTCGAGTGTGATCGGAGCGAGGTCGACGAATGCCCGTACCCGCTCCCAACGATCCGAGTCGGTCAGGGTGCCGTCGTGGAGGGCGTCAGTGAGGGGTGTACTCATGCGTGGTTGCTCCTGCTCTTGAATCGCGGCTCAATCCGATAGTGGTCACACAAGTCGAGCGCCACATGCTGACCCAGATCGCGGTGCCGGGGTTGGCCGTGCATCCAACGGTGGATGCTCGTGGTGATGAAGTCGTGGAGTGTTTGCTGCGGCGTGTGCGTGGTCGTCATGACGCGGCCTCGTCGGGGCCATTCCATGAACCGGGCATCGACCATCCCGGCCATTTCCGGTCCGCTGTCACCATTCCGATGTCGGCGGGGTTGAGGCAGTTTCCGCCGCGTCGGTGTCGGTCGAATCCGCCTGCGCTGGTGAATGTGTGGTGGCAGGCGGCGCAGTGTGCGGCGGCGAGTCCGGACCATTGCGCGTCGCAGCATCCGGTCGTGATTGGCGGGTTTTCGCGCTTTGGCGTCTCTGTGGGCATTTGACGGCCTTTCGGGGTGTGGGGGTCACTCGGATACGGGGCACAGGGTTTTAGTTCGCTGGTGGACTCTCCGTGGAGCGGGAATCGGTATCGGCAATCGTGATCTCGATGCGCGGATCGTCTCTGTCGATGACGACTGCTGTGGTGGAACTCGTCACGAACTTGTGGGAGTCGTCCTCGAGGACGCCGGATTTCACCAACGCATCGAGCACGGCCTTCTTCGTGAAGTCCAGGGCGTCGCTGTCTCGGCGTCGGGCGTCGGGCGCGAACCAGGTGACCGAAACGGTTTGCGGGATTGTCCGTGGCGCAATGGGTGCGAGTGCGAGGGCGTTGCGGACGAGCAGTTCGGTTTCGTTCTTGGCGCGGTAGGCGATTCGCCAATGCCGCGACCGTGCCTGGTTCGTCGTCAGCAGTGGGCGCGGGATCGGCAGGGTGATCGTGTGACTCATGCGGCACCGCCTTTGAAGAGTCTCGCAATGTTGTCGGGCATCATCCCGCGATCTGCAGCGTCCTGTCCGTTGGTGGATAGCGCGTTGTATGCGGCGTCGCCGTATGCCGGTCCTGCGTAGCTGTCTCCTCGTGGCATCGCTTTGAGCCATGCTGTGATCCGCTCGTCTGCCTGGCGTCTGTTGAACTCCGTCCACTGATTCGCCATCGCTGATGGTGGCGTTTCGGAAGTCATGTGGATGTACAGGTCTTTGAGGATGGTGATCTGTTTTCCTGTCGCAGGCTTTTCGGGTTCGGTCGTGAATGTGAATCCTGCGTTCTCGCTCGACGCGTCGAGCCTTAGAGCTTCTTCGTGGTTCGAGTTCGGTGGAGCTAGTTCATTGGTTCTTGTTGTTGGTTCTTGTTCGGGGTCGTCTCCCGACCTAGGGTGGGTCGTCTCTCGGCCTAGCCCTAGGTCGTCTCCCGACCCACCTAGGTCGTCTCCCGACCCACCTAGGTCGTCTCCCGACCCACCCTCCGGGCCACTCGGGAACCTCGAAAACAGGCACACTTCGTACACGTTCGGCTTCCGTGGCTCAGAGAAAACAACACGAACAACGCCCTTCTCGACGAGGCTCTTGATCGCCAATTTCGCTGTCGACTTCGCCACCCTCGCCTCCTTGGCAACGGTCGAGTGTGACGGCCAGCAACGGCCTGAGTGATGGTCTCTATGCCGCAGCAAGGCGATGTAGACCGTCAACTCGTTCTGCGTAAGGCGACCGCTGTCGATGAGCTCGTATGGAAGTCGCACGAATCCCCCGTCACCCATCAGACGGTTCGTCAGCAGCCGGGACGATGAGCTCGATGATCGCCGCAGCCAGATCCGCAGGCGGCTCGCAGGCGAGAACCAGCACCTCAGCCAGCAGATCAGCACATCCGAAGAGCTCATCACCGTATTCTCTGGACAGTGATCTCAGTGAGGCGTACTCATCCATGATCTGAACGATTGTTCGAGGGCTACGATCAGGCATAGCCACTCCCTTCTGTTCTAGGCAGAACGGTTTGGTCAGACCCCGGTTGAGTGTGTCCAGCACTCGCCGGGGTCGTCTCCATCCTACCCTCTGTCCTGCTGTTTTCTGTTTGCGCCGCAATGGTTTTCGCCCCCCTCGCGCAGTCGCAGCACACGCGCCCCCATGCGTTCATGGCGCGCTCACAGTGGGGGCAGCGGGGTCCGGTCCACGTCACGAGGCATCACCGTCCGTGAGTGTGTGGTCGTCGAGATGGCAGCAGTACCCACACCAGCAGCCGTCCTGGAAGTCATGGCAAGAACAGGTACATTCGGGTTCGATGCGGCCCACTACTTTGGCGAGGTCGCTCATCATGAGGCCTCGGTGAGATCGAACAGTGTCGGCATGTCATTGCGGCGTTCCTCGGCTTCGAGGTACTTCACCGAGTCGAGCCAGTACCCCGCGTTTAGCTCGACGCCACGGCCCCGGCGACCGGCCCTGAGTGCGCGCATGGGGACAGTTCCCAAGCCACAGAATGGGTCGAATACCAACTCTCCAGGGTTGGAGAATCGCTCGATAAGTCGGTCGACGATGTCATATTGGAGCGGGCAAATGTGTTGCTCCACGTTGCGTTTCGACTGCTCACCGTTCAACGTGAGCATCCGGTTCACGTCATGCCACACATCATCCCGCCAGCTCGCCGGAGCCAGGCTCATGAACGTGGCAGGCAGAGCGCCACGGCCGTCGAGTTCCTCGCCGATCTTCACGTGCGACTCGTAGTCGTACACCTGGCGCATGGTCTGCTCAGTGAACAGCTTCGACAACTGCTCCGGACCAAGGTCCGACAACTCCTCAGTGGTGAGATTCCGGTCCCCACTGGATCGCCAGAAGGCGTGCGCGTCAACCTGCCATCTCGCGCGGGTGTAGATGCTTTTGTCTTTCGCGATCGGGAGGTCGGCGTAACCCTTCTCCCGATTCGTTTGCGGCTTGTGGAACAGTAGGACGTATTCCGGTGATCCGACACCCATCTTCGAGCCGTCCTTGCACTGCTCGGACCAGCCCAGCCGATATGTCTGGTTGTTCTCTCGCACGACGTCGGTGACGACAGTGATCATCCCCATGTAGTCGAATCCGTGCTTCTGGCCGTGGTGGATCGCCTCGGCGTGGAATGGTGCGACAGTGGGGATTCCGGCGCCGGTGACCGCTCCGAACAGGATTCGATCCTTGACGTGGCAGGCGTAGATGCGTCCGGGGGTGAGGATCTTCAGCAGGTTTGGGGTGAGGTAATCCATCTGCGCCCAGAAGTGATCATTGTTGTCGGTGTAGCCGAGGTCTTCGACGGTGTTGGAATAGCTGTAGTGATTGCCGAACGGAATTGATGTGACGATCAGATCGACTGAGTTCTCTTCCATTGCAGCGGTTTCGGGTATGCAGTCATTATTAGCCAGTAGCCATCCTTCACCGGATGCTTCCGATCTGGTGACGCCGATGGACCGCTTCAGCGCGTCGGCGATCGACGTGTTCGATAGGCCGTGTTCGGTGATGACTCGTGTCATGTTGTCGGTCAACTCCTTATGTAGATGCCACTTCGTGAGCAGGGTGGACTTCACTTCGCGTTCGGAGTCGGCGTAGATGATCGTGATACGGCAGCGGCGTGTCTGGCCGAACCGCTGCACTCGGTGCACGCTCTGAATGAAGTCGTGGAACTTGTGGGTGATGCCCACATAGAATGCGGTGTTGCACTGCTGGAGGTTCACTCCGACGCCGAGCATCACGGGTTTTCCGATGAGTACCTTCGTCTTTCGGGCGCGCCACTCTTCGAGGCGGCGTTCGGACTCGTCGGGATCGAGTGACCCGTGGATCGAGGAGTAGCTAAACCCCAGGCGACGCATCGCCTTCTCGATCGCGTCCTGCTCGGCGTTGAGATCGCACCAGATGATCACCTGGTCCCCGCCGGTCACCGCGTCATGCTGTGAGACCATCCCGCACAGTTTCGCCACTCTCTGCTCTATGGTGTCGCGCTTCTCTTTGGCTGCGTCGACCATTGACAGTGCGGCGCCCTTGAACAGGGGTGCCGCGCCGTCGCGATCGAACTTCACTGAGGTGTGATCGGCGTCGACCTCGGCCCATACCACGTCCAGCTCGGGCAGGTCGTATCCAGTGGCGTCGCACCCAATGTCGGCCGGGGATTGTAGGAACACCGACCACGAGTTGAGCCACAGCCAGAACGTCTTTTCGTGGTGGGGATGCAGGGTGAGGTTGTTGGCTTTTGTGCTGTCGCGCTTGAAGAATCGCGTGAGAGCCGATCCTGTGTCCATGATGCCGAGATACCCGGCGTAATGGATCAGTTCCTTGTACCGGTTCGGTGATGGTGTGGCCGTGGCGACAAAACGATACTGCACATCGGAGAACAGTGGGAGGAACGTCTGGTATGTCTTCGACCCGTATGAGCGCAGGATCGCGGCCTCATCGAGGCTCACCGCCACGAACTGCGACGGGTCCAGTTTCCCATCCCGAATACTCTCGTAGTTGGTGACGTAGATGCCCTGGCCGTCAACTTCTGAATTGCGCCGAATGAACCGTGTCTGGACGCCGAGCCTCCTTGCGTCGTGGGCGAACTCGGTGCGCACGCCCAGCGGGCAGACGATGAGTGCCATACCGCCTTCGCGCTTGAGGATCTGTCGGAGGATCTCCAGTTGCATGATTGACTTGCCGAGTCCGAACGCGGCGAAGATCGCGCGTCGTCCGCCGCGTACCGCCCATTGGACTATCCGACGTTGGTGGTCGAATAGTGCGGGGTGCACGTCGTCAAGGTCGATCTCGAACCCGGTGCGGCTGTCGAAATCGACCTTCGCTGCCAAGAACTGCCCGTAGTCGCTCGTCACGCCGTTCTCCGTTTCTGCTGATTCGCCGCGTCGTTGCATGCGCGGCACACGAGCGTTCCTTGGCGGCGGTGCATGCTGTAGCCCGCGGCGGTGCCGCACTGTGGGTACGGGCCGCGGTCGGGGATCATGTCCATGTTGTCGAGGTGTTGTCGGACAGCTTTCGCGCTACAGCCGAGGCGATCCGCGATGTCGCTGAGACACATACCTTCCCAGGCGAGTTGCCCAGCCTGGTATTCGCGACGTGCGAGTGCGTAGGTGCTGTCGTGGAGGACGCCGGCGATGGTCATGACGCGGCCTGCTGAATACTCGCCATGATCTGCCGGCCGATGAACTCGGTGTAGGCGGGTGGAATGGCTTCGGCGATTTCTTCTCGGTTGTCGGTCCAGTCGATTCCCATTGCGGCCTGCCACTCATCAATGGAGCCTTTGCCGCCGCCGTCTCCGTACACCGCGACGTAAGGCCCGTCGTGGTACTTGCCGTGCCGCCACCCCCGGACGCGCCCGCGGTGGGATTTGTGGTGCGGCTGCACCGCGGTGAAGTTCGATACCTCGAAGTACCTATGCCGAATCACGCCGAGCGAGAACATCTCCCCACACAGGGTGAGGTCGCGGCGAAGGTCGGAGCCCTGCACGTTCTCGATGATGGTTGGCACACGGTAGTAGGCCAATAGGGCGCGGGTGTGTGGGATGAGCTGGGTGTACTCGCGGCCGGCGTTGGTGCCTTTCGTGAGGGTGCAGGATGCTTGGCAGGGTGGCGATGCATGGATTGCGTTGTAGTGCAATCCATTACCGACCAGATAGTCGAGCGCGTCTGCTTCGTGGAACTCGAACGGGTAGTTGGGTTGTGGGTTGTTGTCGACGCCGATGACGTCGAATCCTGCTCGGTGGTAGCCCATTGCTGCACCGCCTGCGCCGCAGAACAGGTCGAGTAGGCGTGGTCTCACATCGGTCTCCCGTTGTCGGATGTGCCGCAGTGGCGGCAGTGTCGGTAGGTGAGGGTGGACCAGCCGTAGTCGCGGATCATCGCTCACACTCGCCGTGTCTTCGAGGTCTCGGAGTTCGCTCACCCCTCACCCCCGGCGTCGAGGATGCGGGCAAGACCTGCGTCTGCGTAGTCGTTTGCGCGCTCCCGCACCCGCCGCAATGTCTCGGCCTGCCGGTCGATGGTGGCGCGGAGGTCACTCACGTCATTGTTGAGTTCGCCGATCACATCGGATTGCGCGAAGATCATCTGATCGCCGTAGCGATTGCTGGCCTCGAACCGCTCAATGGTGGCCTGCTGCTGCTCGATCACGGCCAGGAGGGCTTCGAGCATTCCGCTCAGCTTGTCGGGGTCAACGGGGACGAGAGGCTTTGCAGTGGACTTGATCTGGACCGTGATGACGTCTCCGGAAGTGAGGGCATCCCGGTACTCCCGTGCTTCGCGGATGGTGGTGTCGTGGTCGGTCATGACTCCACCGCCTCGTACGTCGCGGCGAACTCTTCGCGAGTAAGCACGCTCACGTTGTCGTTATCAACGATGAACCAGCTCCCGGCGTCCACACGTACAGAGCTACCGCCGAGGCCATAGACGGATAGGAATGCGGGTGCTGTGTCGAGGACGTCTCCGCGCGACCTGTCCTGCTCCGTCCCTCGACGCCGGTGGTGCTCGTAGCCTCGCGGGACTGGCCACACAACCGCACGCCCGTTCAGCCACCGAGCAATGGGCTCGGCTGAGTGGAACTTGCCGTCCCACTGCATCGCCTCAATCTCTATGGGCTTCTTGCGGTACTTCTTCGGTTCGGTCATGGTGTGCTCCTGTCGAGGATTGCGGTGAGGGCGTGGACGACGCCCTTCACGGAGAGGAGGGGTCCGATGCCTGTCGGGTCGTCCTGGTTTTGGCCGCTGTCGAGGTAGGCGCGGTATTCGTCGCGTAGCTCCCGCACTTCGGCGAGGATGGCTTGCGCGGCGTCACGCTCGGCGAATGCTTCGTCGGCGTGACGGACCGCCTCCTGCCAGCGGGACTTCCAATCGTCACGTCGTTGGTCGGCGTCCTCGATGTCGAACTGAGCCGCCTCGGCTTTGCGCGCCATCTTGCCTGCGTAGCCTCGTGTGGCTTCGAGTTCATCGCGCCCGCTGTCCATCTCGGCCAGCACCCGGCGTGCGAGGTCGACAGGTATCAATTCAGATTCGTATCCCTGATCGGCCCAAGAGCCGCCTTCCACCCACCGCTGCAACTCATCTCGTGCGGTCACAGGTCACCACCCTCGGGGGCGTAGAGGACCGTCACGGGGAGTGGTGGCTCGATCTGCGGGTCACTATCACCCGGATACAACCATCTGTAGTCACACTCGGTTTCATCGAGGTACTTCTCATATACGAAAGCCTCTGGGTAAGGACCGTTTTCGCGGACCACGGCCCCGGCAGGAAGAGCGTTCACCTCGGCTTGCGTCTCGATGACGCGGGGAGTCAGCCGTCGTCGTACGGCGTCAACGATCTCGTCGGTAGGCACGTACAAGACGTCGGTCAGCTCATCCATAACGTCGCGGAGCCGCTTCACCTCGGCACTCAGGGATGCGACGACGCATCGCTGCGCCCGCAACTGGCGCACGATGTCCCTGACATCGGTTGCGGCACCAGCGAAATCGGCCACCATTTGCAGGTCGCCTTCCAACCGCTTCACCTCGGCCAGGAGGTCCGCTACGAGTTGCGGTGCAGCAGCAATGAACTCGGCGTCAGCCTTGTCCGGGTGAAGTAGCGCGGCACAGCGGACTATCTCGCGCGCATCGGAGAGGTCATCTTCCGAGCCGCCAGCAATGAGCCGCTGCCGGAGTTCATTCGTCCACCACCACGGACCCGGCGTGATCCCGGCCAGTAGCCGTTCCGCCCGCTCCACAATGTCACTCATCGGATCGCCTCAGCCAGTGCCCGCAATTCCCCATCTGACACGTGCCGATGTTCCGTGCGCCCGGTAAGCCTGTCGTATTCGTCGATGAGTCTGGAGAGCAAATCGACAAGATCAGCGCCGGCGTTGGCGGCGTAGGCGGAGTCGGCGGCGTTGGCGGCGGCGTTGGCGGCGTTGTCGTCGGCGCAGGCGGCGTAGGCGGAGTCGGCGGCGTTGGCGGCGTTGGCGGCGGCGCAGGCTGCTGCGGCGCAGGCGGCGTAGGCGGAGTCGGCGGCGTTGGCGGCGGAGTAGGCGGCAGCGGCGTCGGCGGCGTCGGCGGCGTTGGCGGCGGTGTAGGCGGCGTAGGCGGCGACGCCACATTCCTCCGCCGAAACCGTCCCCTCACACCAGCCCTCAGCAGCTACAATCGCGGCCTCACACACCACACGATCCTCACCCGTAAAAGCCAGAACCTCCCGTGCAGCCCACACCGCCAAACGCACAGACAACACGTGCCTTTCAGGCCCCGAGGTGGCAGTACCGCCGGTACCAAACAACCGGCCAATCAATGGCACCAAACGATGCCGCTCACAATCAGGCAGTCGATCATTCACACGCCGTGCCATCGCAGCCAACGCGGGATGAGTACAGGCAGGCGAATCCGACCAGGCCTCACCCGCAAGCAAAGACACATACTCCATCACGCAGGCTTCACCTGATCCGGGGTTATGCGCTCCGGATGAAAGGGTGGGCAAAAACTCTGGGATCATGCTGTCACTCATCGGTTCTCCAATTCATAGGTGGTATCGTGATGGTCATGCCGTTCCTTCCAGAAAAGGGGCGAACCCGCCCTCGTTAGTCAGCAGCAGCCACACCCGGCTGCGATACAACACAGGGACATTCACCGGAGACGCGTGCTGCGACACCAACCACCCATTCCGGCGCGCCACACCCCGCTCCGACACCTCAAGATGCCGATGACACGCATCGCAAATATGCAAAGCAGACGACGGCTCATTCGTGTCCACCCGCCGCGTCCCACCAATCCCGCGAGGCCGACGATGATGCATCACCTGCGCCATACCCGTACACACCACCGGGATCAGCAATTCACACACACCACCCGACCGTTCAGCCACCAGATCGCGCACAACCTTCGAAAACCCTGTGGCTCTCACAACGCCTCCAACACTTCCTGAGACTGCCTGTACGCCACACAGTTCGGGCAATCGACCAGCACGCCAGTACGGTTCGCCCAATCCATGCGCACCATCTGCCCGGTACCCAAGCCGCACGCACACACAGGACACATCACGACCTCCCCGCAACGCTGTACATCGACATCACAGATTTGTTGACCGATTGCATTGCGCGAAGCTGCTCCATCAGAGCTTTCGACTGCCGATCCGCGTACCGGAATGCTGCATCCTTCTCATCCCGTGTTGACCGCAGTTCTCCCGTCTCAATCTCGGCGGCATACTTCTTCTCGTGCGCTGGCCCCTGGTGCGCCATGTAGGCTTGCGCGAACGCCCGGTCATACATGCGGTCGGCGTCGAGATATGCGGCGTACGCATTCGACACGACCGCAACTCCTTTCGCGATACGGTTCGCGATCTCGGAGATGCTGTTCTCTACATCGACAGGGTTCAGTGGCTCACTCATCCGAACCGCCCAGGATCGCTGCGCCTTCCGATGAGACCCGTTCGGTGAGGGCGTTGATCTTCGCCACATCAACGCATTCGGAGATGTTCAACCCCGGCCCCTTCACGGACATGGCCCAGGTTGCGAACTTCCCAATGTCCATGCCGTTCGCCTCGACGGCGGCTGCGAGATTCATCTTCGCCGCGTGCAGCGGTGAGACCCGCTCGTGCACTTGGGAGTCGGGGTCGGGCTCATCGGTGGGGACCGTCAATGCTTGCAGGAGGAACGTCCGATAGGCGACGCTCTCGGCCTTGCTGACCGCCTTATCGCCTGCGTCTGCTGCCTGCCCGTACGCGGAACCAGCGAAACTGTCACCCGCAGGCCCGAACACGGTGTACGTCATGCGCACAATCACGCCCTGCATCTGCCCGCCCTTAGCGGTCTGATACCGCTCCACATCGATCATTTCGGCGGTGGGCACGACCGTCACCTGATGTTCCCGCAGTGCCGGTCCAACAGCATTGAGCACAGCATCGATGCCACGGAAGTTGAAGTTCTGTGCCTGGTTCCGCTCACCCTTTCGGATGCCCTGCACCTGGCCCATCACGTTAGACCACGCCTCAAATACAGTGATGTCATTCATCGCCTGCCCCCAATGCGGGAAGTCTCGACAACGCCTGCTCCGCGATGTGGATGGCGTCAGGTTCGACGTACACCTTCAACACGGGTGCAGTGGTGGTGATGCTGATACCGGGGATCGCTTCACCGTTCTCGGCGCGGGTGATCGCCTCAGCGACAGCCCACTCGGGCGTGTTCACCACCTCCACCAAGTCGAGGGTTGCGTTGCCTTCCGCGAGGATGAACGCGTTCAGTTGGGCGCGGTCGATGATGGATGCTTTCGTTTCGCCACCCTGTGAGCGGGTGACCCGCCCCACCTTGATTCCGCCTGCCCACACAGGCAGTTTCGTGTCCGGCTTGAGTCCAGTTGTGGTGTCGTCGAGCGTCTTGCGTAGGTCGCTGATGCGGGCACCTACGGCCTTCTGGTAGGCGGTGAGTACCGCCAGTTCGTCGTGTGGTGAAACGCTCATGCTGTGTCCTTCCAGGGGTCGGGTTCATGCGTGGAAACCGTTCTGAGGCTGTGCCGTTCAGGGCATCTGGTGGTGTGGTGTCCCCACACGCCGCAGATGTCGCATTCGGGTACGCCGTCGCGGGCGAGTTGCTCGTACTCGTCGAGGGCGCGGGTTTCGCGGGGCGGGAAGTACCAGGGACTACGCATCGTCTTCGTGGTCCCTGGTCCAGCGGTCGTAGTCGCCGTCAATCCAGTCCTTGTGGTCTTTGTCGTCGTAGTCGCGGCTGGATGGGTGACCGTCGTAGCCGTCGTCATAAGCGGTCATGCGCGCATCTCCTCGAACGCCAAACGCTGACGACGAGACATGCGGCCTGACAAAATGTTTCCCGCGAACACGCCCCACGAATAGCGGCCAATCAGTGCACGTTCAGCACACTCAGCGATCAGCGGGCACGACCGGCACGCCTTCGCGGCCTGCATCAACACCTCACGGTCATCACTCGTGAACCGCTCATCGCCCTGGCAGATCGGCAACGCGTTCTCATCACGTGGCGGTGCCTGCAACACGACTACCGGATTACGAGGCGGCTTCGGTGTACCCCGGCGCGCATACTCCTCGCGACGACACAGCAGGCATGTCCTCCACCCCCTAGCACTGACCGATGTCGTTTCCGGCCGGAACTCATGCCCGTTGGCGCAATGCGTCTTTCGGGCACGTTTCGTTGTGTTCGCGCAGGTGATGCAGCGTCGGCGTGCACCATCCCAACGCACATTGCTCTCGTCGGTGAGGTCGTGGCCGCGACGACATTTGGTGATGCGGGCACGCTCGGCACGACAGGTACGGCACTGCCGATTCACTGCGCCATCTCGCTTCATCGTCTCGTAGGCGTCGACAAGGGAGTGTCCTCTTGCGCAACGATCAGCACGTTTGCGGCTCATTGTTTTGCCTCCATCCATGCGATAGCTGACTCCACAACCACAAGCCGCGACGTACCTGGTAGACGGACCGCGACATGACGGCCCGACATGACCTGCACTTCCCACTCACCCCGCGGATGACCAACCCATGCTTGAAAGCCGAGACAGTGCGCGAGGTCATGCAATTCGTTTTCGGCGTCGAGGATGTGCCACTCGACACTGTGTTGGTGGGCAGGGAACTCGATGACACTCATCGCGCCCCCAACCACTCGACGATCGACACGACACCGAGGACAACAAGCGCGTCAACGACAATGCATCCCCCGAAGATCGCCAGCCACACAGACCGCGACGACGGCAATGGCTTTGACGGAGGAATGCTCATCAACCGATCAGCGGCGCAATCAAACTCGGTGCGCACCTGGTGGTCTCGGCATTCTAGATAGCAGTCCAGGCCGTCGTCGTCGGCCCAACGATTACACGTCATTAGTCCTGCACCATCCGGCCCAACTCCGCCTGGCGACGCACCTCGTACGTGCCTGCCGGCATGATCAGGCCACCATGCTCCTGGTGTGAGACGAAGACTTCCGACCCCTCCGGTACTGTCACCACGCCGAGCATCACGTCGTCGTCCCGACGCGACGTGTGAGCATCCCAGAACGCCGGACCGTGCGGATGCAGGGTGTGAGTGTTGGACGACGCCTCCGACGCAACCGCTACCACCATCCTTGGCATCTCTGTGGTGGCGGGCGCGCGGTTGACGCGGACGAGAAGCACATCACCCTGCGCGGCAGCGGTATCCACCACGGGGATAGCGGCATCACGGTCCAGATAGTCGAGGACCTCCTTGCCGGTGAGGGCGATCATTTCAGCGAGAGTTACTGCGGTCATTGCGATTTCCTTTCGGATGGTTGTCAGCGCCTGACTTGGAGCTGCTTGTACACGTGAGCGGGGACGCCGTAGGTGTCTGCCATTGCGGCAATCGGATCGGAGAAGGATTTGCGGACGACAATCCCGTAGCGGTGACGAGTGCCGTCTCGCTCGACAGAGCCGTTAGTAACCAACGCGATTCGCGCGGGCTCGCTGTAAGCCTCTTCGAGGACCGCGGGCAGCTCGTACAGCCGGATGGTGTGCGGGTCATTGCCCGGATCGGGCGCTTCGGCAACGAGTTCCGCTCCCCGGAGCTGGCCCCAAAGCTGGTCCCCGAGCTGGCCCCAAAGCTGGTCCCGGAGCTGGCCCCCGAGCTGGCCCCCGAGCTGGCCCCGGAGCTGGCCCCGGAGCTGGCCCCAAAGCTGGTCCCGGAGCTGGCCCCAAAGCTGGTCCCAAAGCTGGCCCCGGAGCTGGCCCCCGAGCTGGCCCCAAAGCTGGTTCTCGAGCTGGCCCTTCTCTGACAGATTACGGATCATGGCGGATGCGAGTACCCCACCCAGCGGCGAGTCCATCCACACCACGATCGGCGGCTCATCCAGTCCCGCAACGCGGTATGCGGACTTCACGAGATGCTCGGCCTTCAGTCGGTCGCAGCGCTCGGTTGAGAGGCCGACGCGTATCCAGTGATCGCGGATTGCGGTGACGTGCGAAAGCTGGGCGTCAGTGAGGGGCTGGCCGAGGGTGACGCCACGAATGTCACTCATCCGAATCACCCCGCGCAGGAAGCACATTCACCTGGTTGTCGACATTCACATCGTCGTGGGCATCCTGCGTGAACAGGCGTGGCGAGTACGAGGCGACGATCGCGACAAGCATCATCCACAGGACCGCGCACAATGTTGTTTCCTCAGCACCCACAGGCGCGAACAAAACATGCAACAGATTCGACATCAGGCTTTCTCCAAATCGTTTGCCCAACGCCGCAATTCGTCAGCAGTGATGTACTGCTTCTTCGAGCCACGTACCCGCACAAAAGTGAGTTTCCGTTCCCTCCATTCACGCCGAAGCGTGTCCTTGGAGACGCCACTGCACGCCTGGACCGCGTTCTCGAGGTCGTAGAGAATCATCGGTAGTGGTTCGACGGTCATCTGTCCTCCTTGAGGTTGGTCCCCGACCCGGCTTCCTCTACCGGGTCGGGGTGCGCGACCGCCGTGGGCGTGAGAGGTGCCCGGTCGCGCTCTCCCGCACAGCAACCCGCGCGGGAGTGGTCGGTGAAGGTGGGCCAGCCCTCGATGTCGACAATCGGGATGCCCATGAAGAGCTCCGGCCCAATGGATTCAGGTAGGTGGATCACAATGTCTGCGGTGTCGCCGTGGTCAGCTTCGACCCCTAAAACTTCGCAGCCGTAGTAGTTCATGCGCTTGCCGCCTTTCTGATCTGGATGTAGAAGCCGGCGTACGTGTACTCGGCAGCGACGAGGAGCGCGATGGAGCGGTTGGCGCATTTGACTGAGCGCCAGAGGTTTCCGTCGAGCCACCACACGATGTGCCTCATGCCGCGTCGCCTCCGATCTGCTCAAGTCGGGACAACCGCTCCCGCAGTTCTGCGATCTCCTGTTCCGATCTCTCGGTGGTTTGAGCAACGACTGCGACGGCATCTTCGAGGCGCGACGTACGTAAGTCGTTTCGGCGCATGTAGTCCATCTGCAATCCGAGCGATGTGACTGCGAGTCCGACTGCTGCGCGTTCACCTTTGGTGAGCTTCGACATATCAACGTGTGCGACTTTCGATTTCGCGCGGACAAGCTGTCGACGGCTGCGTTTCTGGTGGTGTTGCGCAAGTTCTAAATGCTCGGATGCCTTGACCACCCGGTAGCCTATGTTCGGCACCGCAACAAGGGCTTTGCTGTGCGTGGCTTCGATGCCGCGCTTAGCGGCATTCACCGCACCCTGGCATATCTCGCGGTCGTCCTCGTCAACGTCGAGGGCGGATGCGATGTCGGCGTACGGAAGAATCGTGTCTTCGGGGATGTCCGCCACGAGGTCAACGAGAATGGCTCGACGGGACTTGTCCCCGATGGGCTGAAATGGGTTGCGCATCATGCCTCCTCAACTTTTGCGGTGAAGCGCCCGAAACGGGGGCGCCAGTCTCCGATGCCGATGAAGTCGCCGGCGTTGCTTGCGATCTGGATGAGCTGGTCGAAGTCGAGTTGTGATTCGTCGATCAATCCGTCTGCCTGCACAGCCCAGTCGTAGAAGACGGGTCGGGTCCGCATGACGCGGGACTGTCCGACGCCTACGGATGCGCGATGGGAGAACCGCCCCGACTTCCACATTTCAGCGGGGTCACGCGGGCCGTCGTAGGAGACCGGATTGATGGGGGTGGTGATGAGCATTCCGCGAGTGACCTTGGTGCCCAGCTTGTTGAGCTTGGCACCGCCGAGGAGTGTTGCCGCGATGTTGAGGTCGGGAATGTATGGGCCGACGTCGGGGTCGAGGTAGAGGCCGCCCATGAACTCGGCTTCGCCCATTGCTTCGTGGTCGTCGTCGGTCTTGGATCGCTTGCCGCTGATCTTCTTTAATGCCTTGGTTGCCGGGTCGAGCGGATCGGACAGGCGTGAGTTGTGCATGAGCAACGGTGTGTTGCCGGTGAGTGTGATGGTGAATGATTTCATACGAGTCTCCGTGCGTGAGTGTGTGTTTCGTTGTCATGCGCGCGTGTCCGTCAGCGGAGTCGAACCGCTGATACGACCATCCGGACTACCTCTATCCCTTGCCCTGCCCTGCCGAGCCTTGCCTTGCCGAGCCCCGCCCCGCCGCGCCCCGCCTAGCCGCGCCGGGGGAACGAATCGAACGCTCCTGCAACCATTCCCGGCCCCTATCCCTTGCCTTGCCTTGCCGGGCCGTGCCGCGCCAAGCCCAGCCGAGCCGCGCCAAGCCCAGCCCTGCCGCGCCTGGCCGTGCTCGGGCACCGAATCGAACAGTGCTACAACCATTCCGAGCCACCTATCCCTTGCCTTGCCGTGCCCCGCCTCGCCATGCCTTGCCTTGCCACGCCGAGCGTGCCCATCACGGGAATCGAACCCGCACAACGGAAACCATCCATGGGCCACCAATCCGAGAATCAAGCCGACCGACCCCGCAACACCTCCACCAACCTCATGCCGCATCACCGAAAGCCTGGACAGCGCAACGCAGGGTTGCGGCCTCATCGTCGGAGAGATCAGCAGCCTCTATTGCCTCATCCACCGACAACGGCACATCCGTGTACGCGCTGTACAGTTCGCGCCCGGACTTCACCACCTGTGCCAACTCATCCGGCGCGGTAGCCTCCGCCGCGTCATAGGAGACATGCAAGCCGTAAACAGGCGCGGCGCACGCGAAGTAGGTGCGGTCCTGTTTCTCGGTCAAAGACCGAGCAGGGACGGCAACGGTCGCAGGAGCCTGGGTCGCCGCAACCGGAGTCGGCTTAGCGACAGAGGATTCGGGGTCGCAACCAGTGACGAGAGCGACACCAACACCGATGCCCATGAGGGCGCTCAACAAGCGGGGTGAGAGTTTCATGCCGCCACCTCTGTCGCGTAGTGACGTGCCCACACCTGATCGAACAAGGGACGATCAGCCTCCGTGTACGCGAACACCTCACGGGTAGTTCCGTTCGGCAACTCTTGGAACGCCTTACCCGGGGCGTCTCCGTGCTCGGCGACGTACAGACCCTTCAGCCGCTTCCCGAATCCGGATGCCTTCGCTGCCACCATGTCTGACGCGAGACCCTTCGACTTGAGGAAGTCGGACACATACAGCGGAATGGTTGTGGGGTCGAGTTCCGGCTTCTCCCCCAACGCGCGGGCGAGCACAATCCGGCCCTTCGCCTCAAGGTGCTTCGGGTCGACGATGCCTCTGAGGGCTTGGATGACCGACGCCTGAGCTTGAGCCTGCCGAGTGATCCGGTCGAGCTGATCCTCGGTCGCGGACGGGTTGATCGCGCCGCCCTCGTGGAAGTAGGCGTCGAGCGCATCCGCAGCTTCGGCCTGGAACGCCTCGACGATCGGGCGTGCCTCTTTGGAGACACGGTTGGTGTCGATCGTCGCGAGCCACATCGTGAAGGTGCGGCGATCGATCATGGCGAGCTCGCGCGTCTTGCCGTCCGCCGCAACCGTGGGCGTCATGTACACGGTTGCCCATGACCTGCTGTTGAGCTTCTGAATCTGTCGGGCAGGTTCAAGGCCGATGGATTCACAGGCGTGCCGGATAGACACGGAAGGGCGCCCGTCGATGACGGTTGCCATGATCTGGCGGTCGGTGCCTGGTACCGCAATCGGAACCAGTTCGGTATTCTTGGTACTCACGAGACCTTCTTTCTCGTTCAGGCCCGTTCGGTGTTCGCGCACCGGGCGGGCATTTTTGCGTGGCTATGCGGATCGGGGTACGGCGTGTGCACCATGCAACATTCGCGGCGCGAAGAGATCGCCATCGGTCACGCCGAGAGACCTTTCAATGGCGATGGCCCGCAGTTCATGCGTGGTCTTGGTCCGCTGATTGACGAGTCGCTCGACGAGCGACTTCGACACACCATCGGGAACTCCATCGTCGCGACGTTTCCGGCGTTCGCTACGCGCAATGCGTCGCAACTCACTGGTCGCCTCATCGGCTAGTTCCTGGTACGAGAGCCCGGACCGCCGCAGCGCCCGACGCAATAGGTCGCTATCGACAACCTCCGCGTACATGTCGCGTGACGTGAAGCCCATTTGGTCGAGCCCTCCTGTCGTTGTTTGGTGTACGCACCACGCTACACCACTAGACGATGGTGTCAACTACGAGTCTGAGAAAATATGCTGGTAAGTAGCTTGACCTCGAATTACATGCGAGTAGTTCCTAGACGGACCGTCTAGCGAATCACTATTCGAACACTCAACTCGACATGCAAGGTGGGCACTGTGGGCGACCCGAAACTACCGCCAGAGCAATGGCGGCCCCTGTTCGACAAGATAGGCGTCGAGTTTGGGTATAGGCCACTCGCCACGCGGATCAACATGGACCACACCAAGGTCCGTCGCATCCTGCGAGGAGATCGAACATCACATGAGGCCATCAAGGAGCTCGCCGATGGCTTAGGTATCGATCCCACCGAGGTCTATCGACTTCGGGGCGAGGAACCTGTCGAGCCGTTCACCCTCCCCGATGAAGCGGGGAGGCTCACCGGTAGTGAGCGCCGCGTTATCCGCGCGATGGTCCGAGCGCTCCTGGACGCAAGGGAGAGTGGCAATGCAGTGGAAGCTACCCCGCAACCGCGAACACCGGGCGAAGCGGCTGAAAGTGAGAAGACCCAGGCGGCTGACGGCCGCGACCAGCGCCAGGCCGACCATGACCTCGCCGCTCGTGACACTGGTGGCATCTCTGAGAGTGAGCAGACCCGCCGCGACATGGACCAGCAGGGTGAAGCGCCCGACCCCGACGGGCCGGAGGACGGGGCGTGAGTGATCGACCGAAACACCCACGTCAAGACCTTGAGAGCATCCTCACGCAGGCAGAAAGAGCTGGATGGCGCATAATCAAGAACAAGAAGTACTACCGGGCGTATTGTCCGTGTGGTCAACACCAGCGGAGTATCCACCTCACCCCATCAGATCCCAACTACGGGAAGAACGCGGGCAAGTGGTTCGAGCGGCAAGACTGTTGGGAGGCGCGATGAACTGGTTTCACATTGAGTTCCGGCTAGAGTTCGAAGACTTCTCGGACACCGACCTGGAAACCATCTTCGAGGATGTGGCCGATTGCCTCGCTGACATGGACGGCATGGATGCTGACGCTTCGCTCAACCTTGCAGCGCGAACAATCGAGATGTCGATGTCGATTAATGCGGAGCGCGCCGAAGATGCCGTCACCAGCGCATTCGCGGCCGCGCGTACTGCGGTTCACGTAGCCGGAGGTAGTACGCCTGGGTGGGAGAAGATTATCTCAGAACAGGCGATGGAGATGAACCTCCGCACGCAACTTACATCTGTGTAATTCCTGGTCACGCCCGTTTTTGTCAGAGCCTTCCCCTAGCTTGTCCGGTATGTACCACCCCTGGCGAGACGCGCGTGACCGCGAGCATTTGAACATCACCTTCGAGCGGTTGGCCGATGGTCGCCGCGGCTGTCTGCGCGGTGATCGGGTCACGATCAACACTGGCGACGATCAGGCTCAACGCCGCTCCACACTCGCCCACGAGCTCGTTCACGATGAGCGCCGCGTGTTCCCCACTGACCGCGTGCTGCGAGCTCGCGAGGAGTTGACAGTCGAGCGCATCGCGGCACGACGGCTCATCCAACTCGAAGCGTTGGTCGACGCGCTGCTGTGGTCACGCGACGCACGCGAGACCGCAGCCGAGCTGTGGGTGGACGTGCCGATGCTGGTGGTGTTCGTCCAGTCCATGACTGAGGAGGAGAAGGTGTGGGTGGGGAAGCAACTTGAGGAGCGCGCATGACTGGCGAGGATCGCCGCCTACTCGACATGGCCGGCCAACGGTGGAATCACAGCGGCGCCATGGCCGATGCGATCAGATCCGAGTTCAACATGTCAGTAACCCGGTTCTGGCAGCGAGTCAATCGGCTTTGCGACACCGAGGAAGCGTTGGCGTACGCACCGCTCACCGTCAATCGGTTGCGGCGTCTGAGAGTTGCAGCAAGGTAGCCATTTGCTCGAGGGCGGCGCGGGTGATGTCGGTGTTGGCGTAGGCGTATCTGCGGTGGGCGGCGACGGTGGAGTGTCCGAGGATCGCCATACGTACCGACTCTTCGACTCCGGCCTCCAGTAGGAGTGTCGCGACGGTGTTGCGTCCGACGTGCTGCACCGGGGCATCCTTGATGGTGGGGGCGATTCCTGCGGCGACACAGAGTGCTTTCCAGTCGGCCAGATCGTCACGTGACGCAATGGGTTTCCCCCCGTCGCGTGACCACACCAGACCGGTTGTGTCGTCGCTCGCATCCCGCCACGCCTGCAAGGCTGCGGCGAGTGGCGGAACCATGGGGACGATCTTGCGGGACGACTCGGTTTTCGGGTCGACAAGGCACCACCCCTTCCACAAGGGTGTGAAGTCGAGGTCGCGGCGCACATCGAAGTCGGCACGCGGGTACACGTCTTGTGCGCGTGGATGACTGACGCCCTTCTTGAGTGGGAGGCGCTGCACCTGGTAGGCCATGTCCAGCACCATGTGGTCGAAGTCGACGCGCTCCCATGTCAATCCGAGGCATTGGGCTTGGCGGAAGCCGGTGAACAGTCGAGTGGACCAGCGGGCGAGCTCTGAGGGGTCGCCTTGGTTGAGGAGGTGTCTCAGGATCGCTTTCGCCTGCGCAGAGGTGAGGGGATCTCGTCGAGCAGACAGTGCGCCCGGTCGGTCCACGCGCGCAACGGGATTCCATTCGAGGAGGCCATGTTTCGCCGCGTCGGCGAAGGCTGGATTGAGGACGTTGTAGGTGATCTGCGCGGTGCGGGATGACACGTTGGTTTCGACGGTGCGCAGCAGTTTGCGGATTGCTGCGGCGTCGATGGATGAGAGGCGCCGTTTCCCGATGTGCGGTTCGATGTGTCGGCGGTTGATGCTGCGATAGTTGGCGAGGACGTTGGGTTTCACTCTGCGGGAGGCGATGTCGTCGAGCCACTGTGTCATCCATGTGGACACGGTGGTGGTTTTCGCGCTGAGGTCGATGCCTTTGTCGGCGTCGCGTTGCATTTTCCTGAGTTCGGCGATGGCGTCGGATTGCTTGGCGCGTGCTCGTTGGTAGGGCTTGCCGGTCGCGGGGAGGTAGACCTGCGCGATCCACATGCCGTCTTTGCGTTGGTAGATGGAGCCTTCACCGCGCCGCCGTCGTGGCTGAGTTTTCACGTCTGAACCTACTTACGTTTAAGACTTACGTTTAAGACTTACGTTTACGGCAGCGTATGCCGTGCGACCGCCCTGCGTCACATGTAGTGCCAAAACATCAGTCTACCAGTGCTTTTGGTGAGGTCAGGGCGGGTGGGCTCATCCTCCCATACTACAAAACATCAGCTTCCCAAGCTGAATACGCGGGTTCGATTCCCGTCATCGGCTCCGACAAAAGCCCTGCTCAGAGCGATTTGATTGGGGCTTCGGTGGTGTTCGGACGCATTTGGGGCCGCGTATGGGCCGCGTGTCGAAGACCACGCCGACAGGCCGGGACCATAAACTAACCAGCCGTGGTAGTCGAGGTGGTTCAATTCCAATCCGTCAATCAGCTAATAGAGCTCGTGCTCGCTGAGCGGGCTGACGGCAAGAGCCTCTGGTTCAGGGGGCACAGCAGCCACGAGTACCATCTGGTGCCGAAACTGATGCGAGATGGCCCACGTACCGACAAGGAAATCTATCGTCGCGAGTCTCGGCTCCTTGCCCGATTCAGGGAAAGAAGCCTTCCATTCTGGGCTGCAGGCTACCCGCAGGGGCCGTGGGAGCATCTCTTCTCTATGCAGCACCATGGCGTGCCCACTCGACTCCTTGATTGGTCTGAGAACCTTTTGGTTGCCGCCTACTTCGCCAGTTTGGCCCCCGGCCCCCTGTCGGACGTGCAGAACGCTCCGTCTCTGCCTCGCCCCACAATCTGGACCCTCGACCCCGTTGGTTGGAATCAACAAGTACCGCAACTCCAAGAAACTGGGATCAACATCTTGACAATCGCAGACGAAATCGGTGAACGCTGGCAGCCTGTCACGTCAGAGAACCACCTAGGTTGGCGAGCCAAGCATCCTGTCGCCATATACGGGGTTCACAATAGTCCGCGCATCGTTGCGCAACGGGGCACGTTCACGATGGCTGGCGAGCTTCAAGATAGTATGGAAGCGATCGCAGACACTGAGGACAAGTGGGCAGGACTCCTTAGGAAGTACGAATACACCGGAGAGCATGAGACCCTTCGGACCGAACTCAAATTCATCGGATTCACTGAGTCAATGGTCTTCCCCGACTTATCGAGTCTGTCCGCAGAACTTACAGAACTCGAAGGGTGGCAATAG